TGGCGGGGCCGTCAGCTCGACGGTAGGGGCGGCGTTCAAGGACGTCAGCAACAAAATCAAGAAGCTGGAGGAACAAGGTTCCCGGGCGCGAGTGCTGGAAAAGACCATCGGCGAGACCATGCGCTTGCGGGATGAGTGGCGCAAGGCACATATGGCCGGCGATAAGGGCGCCACGGCGTTACAGCGAAAACTGGAGAACAATCTGGATGGCCTGCGCAAGCAGGGCGTGGAAGTGCGCAACCTGACCAAGGCTTACGCGGCCATGGGGCAGGCGGCGACAAAGGCCGAGCTTAAAGCCAAGGGCCATATGCAGCTTGATGCTGGTAAACAGCAGATGAAAAGCAGCATTGGCCAGGCGGCGGCCGCCACGGCAGCGATGGCCATTCCGACGAAGGTTAGCGCGGACTTTGGCGCGATCATCCGTGACATTGCGATCAAGGCGAATATTGCCAACAAGCCCGAAGAAGCGCAGATGTCGAAAACGATCATCGGCACTTCGCGTGATACCGGCATGGCGCGCAATCAGGTGGCCGAGGTGGTCAACGCCCTGGTGGGTGCCGGCATGGAGCTGGATAAGGCTCTGTCATACGCGCCGGTGGCGGCCAAGTTTGCAATTGGCCAGGGTTCGGACGGCGGCGAAACGGCCCGCATGATCAACGCCCTGGGGCAGAACGCCAAAATCTCCGATCCGGCCGTGATGCAAAAGGCGCTGGAGGCCATCGCCTATCAGGGCCAGGCAGGCAGTTTTGAAGCGGCCGACATGGCGCGTTGGTTCCCTGAATTGTTGGCGGGGATGGGCAAGATCGGCATCACTGGCATGGATGCGGTCACGCAACTGGGCTCAATGCTTCAGGTGCAAATGAAGACCGCCGGCGGCGCTGATGAAGCGGCCAACAACCTCAAAAACTGGATGGAGAAAATCGGTTCTGGCGATACGGTCAAGGCCTACAAGGATGCCGGAATTGACTATCAAGGGTCGATGAATACCGGCCTGCAGAATGGTAAATCCACCCTTGAATCCAGCTTTGAGCTGGCACAGAAGTACATTGCGGCAACGGATCCGAAGAAGGCCGCCGCCATGGCGGCCGCTACAGCGAAGATCAGTAAGGAGACTGACCCCGAGAAAGCCAAGGCCATGATTGCGTCCCTGGAGCAGGCTTTGCGTACCGGGGATCTGTTCGCGGACATGCAGGTTAAGGGCGCTTTGACGGCCTACATGCAGAACAAAGAACTGTACGCCCAGCTCAAGAAAGACTCGGCCTCGGCCACTGGGATCCTTGATAAGAACCTTGAGGAGCGCCGGCAGGCGTCGGCGCAAAAATGGGCAGAAATGGCCCAGGGCATGGACGAAGCCATGCGCGCCATTGGTGACGCATTCCGACCGGTCACTGACAAAGTGGCGGATGGGTTGGCCTATGTCACTCAGGGGCTGGCCAAGCTGTCGGACGAGTCGCCCCGGGTTGTGACGGGGATCGGTGCCGCCGTGGCGGCGGTGATCGCGTTCCAGACCGCTATGAGCGGATTCAAGATTGCCAAGGGCCTGCTCAACATTGGGCGCGGCTCGCTGATGGGCAACCCGAACATCCCGCAAAAAGTCATTGTCACCAATATGCCCGTTGGCGGATCTGGTGTCATGGATTTGGGCGGCGTCGATGACGCTGGCGGCAAGGATGGAAAAGGTAAGGGCGGCGGCCGTGGTGGCCGAAGCCCCGGGCGTGGCATTGGGGCAGGCATGAAGGGGCCGGCAGTATTGGCCGTGATAGAAGCCGGTTTTAAGGTCAAAGACACCTACGACAACGCTGAAACCCAGGACGAAAAAGCCGAAGGATATGGCGCTGCGGCTGGCGGACTTGCTGGCACGCTCGCCGGTGCGGCGGCCGGTGCGTTCATCGGTTCGGCGGTACCGGTAATCGGCACCGTCCTGGGCGGCTTGATTGGGGGCTGGCTGGGCAGCATGGGCGGTGACGCCCTGGGCGGTACCATCGGCAAGTCGATGTTTGGCTCTGACGAAAGTACGAAGGCCATGCCGGTGGCGGGGCCGTTGATGATGCGGGATGCCGGCAAGGACATTCCGCCAGTGCTGGGGGATATCGCCAAGTCGTTTTCCCCATCGCGCACGGGGCCGCTGATGTTGACCAATCCAGGCCAGGGTGCGTTGCCGGCAACGCCTGGCCCTGTTAACCCGGGTGATGTTGCGCGGTCCATGATGATGCCCCAAGCCAATGCCGACGCGGTTGCTGCGCCACTTGCGGCGGCCGTGGTTGCGAAGGTGCAGCCGGCGAAGTTCGAGACCAAGGTGGATATTCACGCGCCTATCACGCTGACGGTGCAAGGCGATGCGAAGGATCCAAACGAGATTATTGCCCAGTTGCGGCCGCTGATGGAGCAGCAGCAACGAGAGATCGCCCAGCAACTCGAAAACCGCAAGCTCTACGACGCGCCGCATGTCTAAGGGGGAAATATGGAATCACTGGCACAGCTACAGTCCGGCCTGAAGTATCTGGCCTCGGCCGGCGAAGCGGGCCGGCGCAGTATCGATGGCATGATGGGGCCGGTAAACGGTGCGATCAGCGAAATCACCGGCGCGGCCAATGAATTGGAGGATCTGCCGTTTATTGGTCCTGCGGTGGGGGCGAAGCTACAGCGAGTCATGCGCGGGATTTCTACGGCCCAGGCCAAGGTTGGAAAGGTTATCGCAACCTACAATCGTGCTTCCCGCGCCTTGTCGCAGATTGATGAGCGCATGGGCACGCTAAAAGAGCAGGCGGGGAGGGCGGCAACCGCGATCAACAAGATCGCCGGAATGATTGACCCGTCACTGGCCAACATCATTCCCACCGGTGCATTCGCCACGGATGCAACGCCGGCGAAAGAGGCGGTGAAGCCTTTCCCCCATCTGCTGATCATTCAGCCGCTGGACCCGAAGGCGCAGCCGTATTACTTCAACCTTGATACGGCGGCCTTTGATTCGCTGCGCCGCTCGACCGAATACCGCTGGGCCTCCCAGGAGCGCCTGACGCGCCGGTCGGCCCAGCAGGCGGTTGGCATGGGTGACGAGAAAATCACGCTCAAGGGCGATATTTTCCCGGGCTACCGTGGCGGGCTGGAACAGCTCAACACGCTGCGCTCGATAGGCTCCCAGCTCAAGCCGGTGACCCTGACCACGGGCTATGGCGTTGTGCTGGGCACATGGTGCCTCAAGACCATTGACGAAGACCAAAGCGCGCTGATGCAGGGCGGTATCCCCCGCAAACAGGCGTTTACCTTGGAGTTTGTGCGCTATGGCGACGACATGCAGAACATCTGACGGGGATCTGCTCGATACCATTTGCCATAACTTCTATGGCCATCTGGTGGGCAGCGTTGAGGCAGTGTTGGCGGCCAATCAGGGCCTGGCGGATGAGGATCAGCCTTACCGTGCTGGTGTGGTGATTGTCTTGCCGGATCTGCCAGGCCCTGTGGATGAGCAAGTAGCCCTGTGGGATTGATTTAGTTCTATTGGTTGCGGCCTTGTTCCGTTATGCGTAACGCCCCCTTTCCCTAAAGCCCGCCCAGTGCGGGTTTTTTATTGGCCAATGCCCTATGACTCCCCAATTTAGAATCGTCGCGAACGGTTCCGATATCACGTCGCTGATTAACGATCGGCTTTTGCTGTTGCGTACCACGGACAAGCCCGGCATGGAGTCGGACGAGTTTGAGTTGCGCATTGATGACCGCGACGGCCTGGTAACGTTGCCCAAGCGTGGCGCCGGGATCGAGGTCTACCTGGGCTATGCCGAAACGTCCCTGGTGCGCTTGGGGCGCTATGTGGTCGACGAGATCGAGGTATCCGGTCCGCCAGACACCATCGTTATTCGGGGCAAGGCCAGCGATATGCGCGGCACCGGTAAATCGATCCGCAGCGGTAGCTGGGAAGACGTGCCGCTGTCGAAAATCGTTTCCGATATCGCGGCGCGCAATGGCTGGACGCCAGCCTGCACCATCGCCACTAAAGTCGCCCGGGCTGACCAGCTCCACGAATCTGACTTCAGCTTTGTCACGCGCCTGGCCAAGCAATATGACTGCACCGCCAAGGTGGGCGACGGCAAGTTGATGGTTATGCAGCGCCAAGCGGGCCTGAGTGCCAGCGGCAAGGTGATTGGCGCGATCAACCTTACGCGCAGAGACGTAAGCCGCTGGCAATTCCGCCTTGGCGACCGTAACGCGCACAAGACTGTGGCGACCAAGCATCAGGACAAGAAGACGGGCACGTTGTCGGTGGTCTCCCTGGAGAATGACGACGTGCCGGACGGCCTGCCGGCAGTACACACCGACCGCCATATTCACCCGAACAAGACCGCTGCCGAATCCGCGGCCAAGGCGCGCTTGGCTGCGTTCAACCGATCCACGGCGGGCGTGCGTCTTGAAATGCCCGGGCGCACGGACCTATTCGCGGAGCGCTCTATCAATGCCCAGGGCTTCAAGGTGGGGCTCGATGGCGAGTACTTGGTTGATTCGGTGGAGCAGACATTCACCCAAGCCGGCTGGTCCACCACCGTCGAGTGCAACGGCGGCAAAAAAGGCAAGGCCAAAGCCAAAGGCAAGAAAACGAAGAAAGCCGCCAAGTCAGTCAAAGTCGTCAGCTTGGCTTAGCGGTCGCGCACCACAACCCCCGCCAAGTGCGGGCTACTCACGTTAGGAGCTTGTATGCCCATCACCCAGCAGCAGTTGCTGCAGATCCTCCCGAACGCCGGCCGCCAAGCCGGCGTTTTTGTTCCTGTCCTGAACACGGCCATGAACCGTTATGGCATCGTCGGCACACCGCGCGCCGCCGCATTCATCGCCCAGGTCGGGCACGAGTCGGGGCAGTTGCGTTTTGTGCGCGAGATTTGGGGGCCCACGGCGCAACAGGCCGGCTATGAAGGGCGCGCCGACCTGGGTAACACCGTGAAGGGTGACGGCTCCAAGTACCGTGGCCGGGGCCTGATCCAGATCACCGGCCGGGGCAATTACGCTGCGTGCGGGGAAGCCCTGGGCCTGGACCTGCTCAGTAAGCCGGAACTGCTCGAGCTGCCGCAGCACGCCGCGATGTCGGCGGCTTGGTTCTGGTCTACGAAAGGCCTGAACACGCTGGCGGACCAGAGCGATTTCGTGAAGATCACCCGTCGCATCAATGGTGGGCTCACTGGCCAGGCCGACCGCCAGTCGCTGTACGACAAGGCGCTGAAGGTGCTGGCATGAGTACGATCTGGCTGAAGATCCTTCCTTATATAGTCGCACTGCTGCTGGTGGCTGGCGCCCTGTTCGGCGCCTATCACCACGGCGTGACGGTCACCAATGACGAGTGGCAGGCCAA